ACCTCGTTGACCTGCACGTCTCCGATCTCGCGGGGAACGAAACGCACTTCCTGCCGGTTGAGGATCTCGGCGCCCAACACCGCATCGACCATCGGCCCGGTGCGGTTGAACACGATCGGCTGGCGCATCTGATCGAGCAATGCAGCCTTGTCGTCCTGGCTCCACTGATTGCCGGCGACGAAGTCATAGGCGCGGCGCGATTCAGTGCGCCATGTCGACCAGTGCTGACGGGCCTGCTTTTCCCATGATTGCAGCTTGGCCAGCAGTTCCTCGTCTTCGTGGTCCTGGCCTTCCTCGGCGCCCTCGGTTTCGAGTTCGTCGTCGTCGTCGCTCATGCCGCCCATGCGCTGCCCCCAGCTCGACGGCGGCTGTAGCGGTCCTTCTGCTCCGGAATGTAATCAGGCGTGAAGCCACATGCGCCGGTCATGAATGCGTCGGCCCCATGCGATGACCAATCATGCTCGGGCTCGCTGCGGTAGGTCGCGCGGCGCTCGTCCCATTTCTTGCGGTAGTTGTCCAAGCATTGAATCCCACGGGTGCAGTGCTGCTCATCAATCCAGACCATGGCGAGGAAGTTTCGAGCGGCTTCGATGGCGTTGTTCTTGTTGTCGATGCGGGGAACGACGATGAAATCGATGCCGAGATCACGGGCCACATCGACGACGGCCTTAGCCCCCGGCAGCACCCAATGCGAGTTATCGAGATCGTGCGGGCCATAGTGCTTGCCGTACTTCCAACCACGCGCCGCAGCCTTCTCGCGAAGAATGCGGGCGTAAAACTCGACGCCCTCGCCGCTGTTCTCGTAGTAGTCAATCATGTGATGCATCTGGCCGTGAGACTGGTGGAACCAGATTGACGTGTTGTCGTCCTTGCCGATGTCCCAGAACGTGTTGACCGGCCGGGATGGATCGAGCGGAACCGACCCTATGCGGCGGGTCTCGCGTGCCTTGCTCATTTGCGTCTTGAAGTAGGCGCCCTGAACGCTGGCGGCGAATGCTTCGTCGAGGAAGCTCGGGAACTCGCGCCCCATGTCGTCGGGACCGATCAGCTTGCGCTTGAGCGCGTACCAGGTTTTCTGCCCCTGCGTGAGCGTGATGCCGTGCTTCGTTTCGAGGTCTGCGAAATACTCGGCCAGCTCCTGCGGTATCGTCACGTCCGCGTCGTCGGTGTATTCGGCCTTCTTGTGCCACGGGAAGAAATGCAGCATGAACTCTTGGCGGCTGATCTTGCGGCCGATCTTCTGCTGTGAATCCGCCTCCTGAACGATGGCGTGAAAGTCGCCGCCGACACCCTCGGCCGTACTCTCGACGAATATCATCTGGCCCATGTGGACCGTACCGAATGCGCCGGTTCTGATCTCTCGCGCCTTGTCGGGGTATTGCGCGCTGATCTTGCCGAACTCCGACACGTGAAGGATCTGCAGTGTTCCGCCGCGATGGCTTGTCCCAACCGATACGTTGCTACCGTTCGTCCACTCGAGTTGATGCGCGTTCTCTTTCTTCAGCTTGATCTGGTCGCGGATCTCAGGCGGTAGGCCGTCATAGGCGAACTTGATCTTTTCGAGCTTGCCCTTGGCGTCGTCGATCGTGATGTCCACGATGCCGGCCGCGGTGTTCGGCCTGAACAGGCACGTGTCGAGAATGAAGATCGCTATGAACGTCGAGAAACCGAGCTGCCGAGCCTTGGGGATCACGTTGAGCGGGTGCAGGTCGTCCCATAGCTGCCGTTGAGCTTCATTAGGGACAAAGCGGACTTCACGCCCTTGCTCGTCCTTGATCCGGTAGAGATTGCAGAGCCGCCACCAGCGGTTGCCGAGCAGTTCGGCGAGAGCGTCAGCCGTTGTCATCTTTGGGGAAGACGTTTCCGGTTGCTACGCGAGCAAGCAATGCGGCCAGATCTCCACCGGCCTTGAGTGTGGTGTCATTCTCGGTACGCTCGCGCCAGTCTTCGGGGAAGCGAGCCGCCATTGAGCGGGACCAGATCGAAGCGTTGAAGTCTTTCGAGTACATCCCACCCTGGCCGGCGTCTTCGTAGTAGCGCTGCTCCCATTGCTTCGCACGTGCCAAGGCGTCGGAAAACTCTGGGTACTGCTTCTCCCACGCGTAAAGAGTGTCGCGATGAACATCCAGTTCAGTTGCGATCCATGTCCTTGATTTTCCGTTCTTTCCGTACTCCACCACAAGCGAACAGAACTCTGGCCGATAATCTGTCGGCCTCCCACCTGGATGTCGCTGTGTGTCGTTACCGTCTGCGCTCATGTTACCGCTTCAACGCTGTTGTGAGTGCATTCATGGCCATAACCCAATCCTTCGGGGTTAGATCAAGGTGCTGAGTGATGGCGAGGTCTACCCTGTGCTTCTCTTGAGGGGGGAGGGTGACGTAGTCGTCGAGAGTGGCTTGCAGGGTAGTTGCGAAGCTTGGTTGATGTCTGGCCGGCTTCGCTTTGGTCTCTGTGTCTGCCATCAGCACTTGCTGCCCTTGGGCTTCGACGGTGCGGGCTTGGGCTTGGGTTTCATGGCCATGGGAGTGTCCTTTCAGGGTTACGATGCTGCGGCTAGCTTCTGGCGGATAATCTCGGCAATGGGAGTGGTGCCGTCTATCTTCTGCTGTGTGGGTGCAGGCTTGGGCTGTGCGAACGTCGGATGGATGATCTCGGCGGAAGGCTGAGCGGCGGTGCGCGTGCCGTCTTCCGGGTCGAAAGCCTGGGCCACCAGATTGATGAGGCCAAGGCTCACGAAGTACAGCGCGAGAATGAGCGTGATGGCCATGTTGGTCTTGGCCTGATCTTCTGCGCCGGGGTTGGTGCTCCACGTGGCATAGGATGCAATCGCCTTGGTTTGGGCAAGGGCAACGCTGTGGCCGGCAGATGATGTGGCGCTGGTGCCGGCGAGCTTCTCGACCTTCTGCGAAAGCATGTTGCGGTTCTGAGCGGTCGCGAGTTCACCCTTCAAAGCGTTGTAGCGCCGGCACGAGTTGGCATAGCCGCCGGGGTTGGAGCAGTTGGCAGTACCGGCGAACCAGGGGCGGGTTTCGATGTTGGCCATGTCGGCGCTGATCTGTGCGGGTGCACGGCCTGGCTTGATGGCGGCGAGATCGGCGCGGGCTTGCTCGAGTTGGCCGCGGGTGTCTGCGTAGGTGTTGGTCTGCTCGCTGGCCTTGGTCATGTCGTGGGTACGGGCCGACGCGTTGGCGCCGACGTGAGACAGTACCTCCACGACTACTGCAATCGCGAAGATGGCAACGGATGCGATGGTGACGCCGTAGGGCATGTTGCGCTTGCGGGATTCCCAGGCGAAGACCAATCCATATCCGACCATGAAGGACGCGAGGCCGAGGCCGACCGCATAGACGATCGAGGTAACGGCATCCTCGCCCTGCAGCCAGCCGAACCGAGCGGTGACGGCCGATGTGATGGCGGTAGCGATGAACCCGACTTGCTTGGCTCGCTTGGCCATGGTGTCGATGTGCATGGGATTACCTTTCGCTTTGAGCGCAGGGAACGCATGCGTGAACGGATGGAACGGGCAACATCAGCGGGACATGATGGCATAGGCCACGACGCCAGCCGTTGTGTGGCTGGCTTAGTGCTTCGGGCGCAATTTTGGATTGGGTGGCTCAACGGTACAACCTGAGCCTGGGGCCGCTACGCATCGACTGCGGCTCATCCATAACTACGTATGCCGCAATTCGGCCACAACGTCAACCCGGATCGATGCGGGGTAGTGTCAGGTAGACCGCATAAAGGAAGCGCAGAACCGCATCAGTGGCACCAGGGATATCAGTTTGATTCTTTTCGTAGCGCGCTACCGTTTGAGCGTCGACTCGCAGCCTCTTGGCAAGCTGATCCTGAGTAAACCCCATCTGTTTCCGCAGGAACCTAAATTCACGCGCGCTTAGAGGCTTCTTGTCGGAGATGACGCGCATTCCGATGGCACGATGCAAATCTTCTATGTTGTGTACGGAGACACCGCGCCCATAGTCTGTTTCCTCAACTGTGAAGCCATTGAGCAAATCGACATCATCAAGCCCGCAAGCCTTATAGTGGTGAGGCTCGCGCACTATTTCCTGGTCACCCAGCACAAAGCGTTTTGCATTTGTCATATCTCGACCTCCCATTCACGTCACGTGGGCAGTTGTGTCTCCACGACTTGTGGATGGTGTGGAGCGCTACCTTGCCGAACATTGGATACCGCTAGTCGGGGACCGGTTCCCGAGTGCGCTTCCGATTGCGGTGAACTCTCCGTTTTGACCACCGACATTCCGGCTAAGATCTGGTCCAGATCCTCGCGCAGCTTCATAAGCTGAAACCAAGACCACGGGGGCTCTGCTCCCGTGGCGATTTTCCCATTGGCCCAATCGCGGACCTTCTGAAGTTCATCTCTTGTCATGGCGTGATCTCAACGCGAGTCTGGTACCCGATGCGGATCATGCTCGACTCGTGAACTGTCAACAGCCTTTCGCTCTGGTCTTCACGCACGCGGAACACTCGACCACGGTCCTGCACCACGGTTCCCACCCATCCCACGTGCGTCTTCACCCTGTCGCCGATCTCGAACGGGCGACGCTTGATCTCCCGAGGCGGGCGATGGCCATAGAGAGGTTTGATGGTCCTGGTCGGGATCTCGGCCAGAACGCCGCGAGCGTGCTTCGCAAAGGCCGGCAGCGCGTTGGTGTAGACGTAATTCGCCGTGACTTCCCGCGTGACACGGTGCCGGCTCACATGAGCCTTGGAACCCGCGCACTTGAGTTCTTCGACCAGCTTCTCGCGCCGGTTCGGAATGACGACGAGTTGATTGCCGTCCTTAGCGATGCGGGGCGGAACGTAGCGGCGCTGGACCGTCAGCACGTCTTGGCCGTAGCGCTCAACAAGTTCTTTCTCAATGCTCATGTGTTTCCCTCATCGGGACGCTCATGTCTGTCCCCTTGCTCTGATGGCGGCGGCGATGCGTTCAGATAACGCAGCATCTCGAATGCAAAGCTGAAAATCAATTTTCCTGGCGGCTTCAGCTGGTGGAATGAAGCCTTCAGCGATCGTGGCACATGCTTCGCGTTCGGCTGCGATGGCTTCGGATTCGACGTGTTCCAATACCTTCTCAATGGCCTTGATGACCGGCTCCCAATACTTTGCTTCAAGCTCCATGCTGTCGCCATAAGGCGCGGCCTTTGCCACCCACTCATCAATTCTATCGCCGATGTCGTCGTACAGCGCAGAGTATCTCCATTCGGTTCGCCAGTTGCTCATTTCGCTGCCCTCGCCCCCGTCACCTTCCCGGCCTTCCTCCGCCTTCCAGCCCTTACGTGAGGGGGAGCGGTGTCCTTCTTGACGATGACCGTTTTCCCCGTGTCGGTCGTCTTCACGAGAACGCCGGCAATCGGGATTCCTTGGGCCTTCACGCGAACTCGAGGTTTCAACGGCATAGCGTCCTCCAGGGCTTGGAGATAAGCAAAGGCGGTCACGGGGATCATGAAACGCTTATCCTTGCGATTTTTTCCAACGCGCGCTCAGCTTCCTTTCGGCTGATGAACGTGTCGGGAAGATACGTCGTATTCTCGGCATGCTGCCTGTATGATGCTCGCCACCCAAACGCAGGATGCCGATCGTCAAACGACACGACGAAAGAGCAGTTCCCGTTGGCTGAACCCCAAGAGCGCGCGCCGTCGATTACGGATGGCAGCGGTTTGAACTTCACGCCGCCCTCCGTAGCTCGCT